TCTCATAGTACCCTGAGCAGATTTAGAAAAGTCTGCTAAATCTTTTAGAATAGTTAGAGGTCTTTCTGCTAGCTCTTTTTGTATTGTAGCCATGCGAGCATAGAACTCTCTAGTATCTCCTTGATTTTTAGTAATTTGATCGTTAACTGATTGAGTTAGATCAGCTTCTGTGCTTTCGTAGTTATCTATACTGTAGTCGGGTATATCGTCCCGTGGTTTACCTACGATAGTTTGGAATGATGATGTCATAATTTATGCTCCATAGATGTTTGTAACAAAACCAAGAGGTGTTACCGGAGCGTTTAGAAGACTTGTATTCATTGATAAAGGCCCAGATATTAAGTTAGAGTTTAAATTTGGTAATGGTGAAGCAGATGGAAACTTAAGTGGGCCACCACCAAATCCACTGTAGATACCTGCTACCTGACTTGCTATCTGTAAAGCACCGCCTAACCTATTTGTAGGAGATAACATAACAGGAGCACCATAAGAAGCTGGTATACCAAGAGCTTCTCTTGCTCTAGCGTTTTTTACTTGAAACTTTCTTCTAGCACCTTCTCTAGCATAAGCCATGTTTCTACCTAGTACATTATCTAATACACCTTCGACTTCTGACTGAGCTGCTAATAATCCTTGATAGTTAGCAACACCAAATCTTCTAGACCTACCGCCTTCGTTAACTGTTCCTTTAGATCTAAAATATCTACGAGCAGCGTTTTCTAGTTGTTTTCTACCCTTACCTTGAGCAGCAAGAGCTTTAGCATAGGCATCGGATCTATCTCTAGAGAAACCTATGACATTTCTGTTTTGTGCTC